GGCATTAGAAAGACCCGATATTATATTTGATGAAGGCGTGGAATCTTTATCTAAACCCATAGAAAATAATACTGTTGTTAGTATTGAAGACATGGTAAAATTAAAAAAGGATAGGTTACATTAATGAAAGCACAGATAAAAGAAAATAAGAGTACAAGTATTAAGAAATTAAAAGAAAGTGATTTCTCCGTAACTAATTTTACAAAAGACTTATCCTATGGCAAGAAACATGAAAAACTTGTAATGAAGTCTCTAGAAAATTTTGAATTAAAAACAGATAGGATGGCACATAAAACAGGAAATGTTTATGTAGAGTTTAAATCAAGAGGAAAGGATAGTGGTATTACTACAAGCAAATCAGATACTTGGATATTTAAAATACCAAATGGCAGAGACACACATTTGTTTTCAATACATATTCCCTTGACAAGACTACGAAAATTAGTTAGTAAAGATTATAAAGTTGTCCCTGGTGGTGATAAACTAACATCAAGAGGTTACCTTGTACCTCTCACAGACTTAATAGGAGTATAGATGAAAGAAGATATTGATAAAATACAGGCAAATATGCACGCTCCTTTCGGGCCAATGCTTATGGAATTTAAAATGCCTAAGCCTTATGTTGATATGCTAAATACATATGGTGATAAAATATCTTCCAGTGAAAAAAAATCTAAACAATTAGATTGGTCAGATGGTCTTGTAGGTAATGTTAAACAAGAACATAAAATTGAACCTCATGTGTGGCAAGAAAAAATAGGAGAGTATCCTAGTTTTTTTAATTGGATGGCAAGCTGTTTAAATATGTATATGAAAACTTACATGGGGCAAGCAATATCAAATGAAGAAATTAAAAATGTTAAAGGGGATATTACTGGAGTAGATTTACATAATAGTTGGATTGTTAATTCTATTGCAGGAGATTTTAATCCTCCTCATATGCACTCTGGTCTAGTATCTGCAGCAGGATGGACAATGGTTCCAGAATCTGTTGAAAAAGATGAGGAGAAAGACCATGCAGGTTGGATAGAATGGTTATTTGCAGACCCTCATCCTTTGGTTAATCCTAAATTTCCATTTAAACCCGCAGTTGGTAAGGTAATGTTTTTTCCTAGTTGGTTGCAACATCAAGTATATCCTTTTCGTGGTAAAGGAATTAGAAGAAGTATATCATTTAATGTAACTCCTAAATACAAATGAATGTAGAATTTTGGCAATGGTGGATTTTAAGTATGGTAACAATTAATACAGTAATTAATTCTATTGTGTTTGTAGTAGGTCGTAAATTTAAAAAGGATAAAAAATGATTACAAAAGAATGTTTGGAACAAGCAATAAGTTTATCTGGGGTGGATAGACAAAAAGATTATGGGGATAAAGTTGATAACCATGCTAACATATCTAAGCTATGGTCAGCATATTTAGATGTAAAAATAAGAGCTCATGATGTGGCAATTATGATGTCGTTGTTAAAAATAGCTCGTACTAAATTAGGTGCAGTTAGTAAAGATACTTATATTGATATGGCTGCATACAGTGCCATAGCAGGAGAAATTAAATTTAAAGAAGGAGGAAAAGAATCAGAAGGAGAGAGAAGAGGCAGAGAAACTGCAGATTATATTAAAAAAATAAACAAAAAACAAATGGAGAAATAAAATGAATTATATAATTACCCAAGAAGAATTACAAAGCATATTAAAGTATATGTTTACAAGACCCTACCAAGAAGTTGCCCAAGGTATTTCTGTGCTAAGTAAACTTCCTAAACTTGACGATAAAATTAATCCTAGTTTTATTAGTGAAGAGGGCAAAAAAAATGACACCAAAAAGTAAGGAAGCAATTATCTTCAGTACCGTAGTGTCAGTAAATAATAATGGGGAGTTAGTAACAAAGCATGAATCATTACCTCCCCAAGGCGTTCTTAAAGAACTAGGTGATGATTATTATGCACATTTAATATGTGCTATTGTAAAACATTGTAAAGCTGATTCGTATTATTTTGATGACCAGTTACGTAATCTCTTACGTAGCATTTGACATTAATCCTGTATTCTGGTCTGTTAATGTTCCCAAAGGAGCCATTGTGTTACTAGCTATTGCGTCACTCATAGGTGTTGGAACATCTATATTTTCTGGAGTCATATCCTCAACAGCCGTTTCTATTTCTTCAACAGTTTGAGCAGGCCCTCCTGTAGCTACTACAGGTTCTTTAACTTTTTGTTCTTGTTCTAATGGAGTCTCTGGAACTTTAACACTTTCTTTCATTAATCCTGTTATCATTGGTGTGGATTCTTTACTAGGATTCCCCGATATATTTCCATACTCTTGTAAAAGCTGACTAAAAGTTCTGTCTCCCAAAGCTACTGATAAATCATTTGCAACTAATCCTCTTGAAACATTTCCTTCCATTGCCATAGTAGGAGGTATTCCAACACTTTCTGTTTGAAGTTGTGTTATTAGTTGGTCTGTTACTGGTGATGACATTAGTTTACTCCTAGTTTTAAATTATACATTAAGGATACATCATCTTTCCAATTTGCTACTATGTTAGATGTTTCGTTTAAGTTTAGTTTGAATTCTTTTTTTACTAAGGCAATATTTGCAATTGCAGTTGATGTGGCTACAATATTATAGGCATTAGGAGATAAGTTATCCTTTGCTATGCTGTTAGCAGTATTTGTAATTTGAAATTGTATTTCCTTTAACTGACTTGGGGTTGTATCTTTTTTTATTTCCCCTTCTACAATCTCAGATAATTTAAAATTATTTAATGGTGTTGTTTCATTAATTTGGGGTGCAAAAATATCAGTAGAATCTTGATTAATTATATTAGGACTTCTAGGTTTATACGAAAATCTATTAACACGAGGATTATTATCAATTTGTTGGGAGTATATTGAGTTGTCTAACTCTCCTGCCTTTGCAGAGCTCATTAAAGATAAATTACTTAGTTTATCCCCTAGACTAACCCCCACATTATACAAACCTTGTTTAACTTTGTTTCCAGTTTTAGTATTATTCATTAGCCAATTTGTGGTGTCGTATGCAGCTATTCCTACACCTAAAGCTATGTTAGCTTTTGGAGTAAAGAATCTCCCTAATTTTGCTGCTTTTTCAAATAGGTATCTAGAACCTGTAGTTCCACCTGCTATATTACCAAAGGAACCCCCACCTAAACTTTTAATTCCTTCTAATCCATATTTAGGCAATGAAACTCTACCTTTTCCTTTAAATCCATACTTAAATCCTTCATAATTTTTTGAGAAAAGATTTTCTGCAGCAAGTGCCTTTTTAAAGGGTAGATTTTTATAATAATTCCTTCCCTTACTATCACCTTTATATACCCATTTTTTTATGGGGTTTGAAGTTGTTTTAGTAACAAATTTTTTTGCTAGAAAAGGAGTTAAAGATAAAACTTTATTTCCACTATCAGTTCCTCCCCCACCTTTTTCACCCGGAGGGGCTACTGTTTTTTTTGGTTTTTTAATTAATGAATCTAATTCTTTAATAGTTTTATTACTATTACCACCTGTGTTACTTGGTTTATAAACAGAAGTATTTACTTTTTTTTTATTAGTAGAACTTCCCCCGTATCCGGGCCTATTAGTTCCTGTTGGTGAAGATTTAGGAGAGGAATAATTTTTACCCGGTGGGCCGGATGCTCCGGGTGTACCACCACTATGTCTTGGTCTATGTGACATTAATTACCCAATGGGTTTTTAAGTTTTAATTTAAGCTCTTGCATCATAGCATCTTGAACTTCGTTTTCTTTTTGTACAATAGCTAATTCTTTTTCTAGTGCTTGAATAGATTTTAGTAAAGGTGTAAGAATAACTTTTTCTGGTATCGTTGCCATTACTCTTATAATTTCTTCGCTTAAAGTTGCTAGTTTTTTAGTTATGGGTTTTAAATCTACATCATCGGGTATATCTAACATAGCCATTTCTTCTCTAACTTTTGCTATCTCTCTAAATACTAACGTTAAATCTACAGGTTTAATCTTCTCTTCTACTTTATTAATTCTGTCTATTAAATCTACTTTGTATTCATTTGCGTATATTAAAACTTCATCAAATTGTTTTGTTAACTCTTTATCTTTTTGTTTTAAAGAGGTTAAATTAACTACTGGTTTTTTTTCTATTGCATCGAGGCGTGAATTAAACTGGCCCCAAGTATAAAACCCTCCACCAATTGCTCCTACAACACCTATCAGTGCCGCATAAGTACTAAGTTTATCCATTATTTTCATTTCTTCATTGCCTCCAATTCAAGTTGTAACCTTCTAGTATTACTAACTGCTTCTTGTAGCTGTACCCTATGTACCTCTACTGGGTCGTTTTGTGTATAACTTGCTAGAGTTACACCACTATAAATTTCTTTATTGTAAACACTTAAATCTAATTGGTTAAATAAATCTAAACCTTGGTCTGTGTATATATCTTTTGATTTATAAAACTGTACTTTGTTATAAGCGTTTAATGTATTATTCTTAAAAAATAAATCTTCTTTTGTTAAGTTTTGAGTTGTCTTCTTTGTAACTTTTGCTATTTGTTTAGCTATCTTTTTTAAATTTTGTTTTAATTTACTTTCTACCTTTGCAACATCTGTAATAGCCCTGTCGTTGGTGTCCACTTCATCTGCTCCTTCCGGTTGTACACTGTCTTGCTCTTCACTATCTTCTGGCTGTACTTCGGATTCCTCAGTGTCTTCGCTACTGGGTTCTTCATCTTCAGTGGGTTTTTCTTCTTTTGTTGGCTCATCATTGGTTGCTACTTCTTTTTCTTCCTCTATCGGTTCAGATGCGACATCAGTTTCTTCTGGTGTCTCTTTAGTCTCTTCAATAATCTCTGGTGGGCTCTCTTCGTCAATTGGGCCTTCAACCATTTCTTCCTCAAACTCTTCAAAAGATTCATCAGTAAGTTCATCACTAAACTCCTCCTCTGTTATCTCTTCAAAAAACTCTTCGGCTGTTATGCCTTCTTCTTC